GCAGTTCCTCGATCGTCTCCTCCCTTAGGTTATGAATTACGTTCATAAAGCGAGCAAAGTGCTCGTGATTATACAGAGTCTTAAGATCTTCTTCTAGTGCCATAATTATTGAGCTGCTTGCTTAATCAGGTTCACCGTGCGAGGTCCCCTGCTCTTTACTTGCTTGAACCAATCACTGTCCTTGGCTTCTGCCGCCGCAGTCTTGTAGTCATTGTTCCGAAGTGCTTCCTTCATCTTCTTGAACTTGTTCAGCTTAGTAAGTCCTAGATTAAAGGACATATCAACCAGAGCCATCTTGACTGACTCCGGACGCTTAGAGAAACCTTTGTCGAACTTCATCGCGTCCTTGTAAGCCTGAGTCAAACTATGATTGTACAGGACCCGGGTCTCGTTCTCTGTCAGTGCTCTCCCTTTGAACAGCTCATTGATGTTTACGTTGATCGACTTCAGGAACCTTTGGTTCGCCTTGTCCTCTAGGTTAAAGCCTATGCCTATACTCCGGTTACCCTTAGTGTCTTTGTACACCTGAGGTTTATTACCCTCGTTAAGGATCAGCATATCCTGATAAGCCTTAGCCCGCATCTCGTCAGCTCGGCGTTGAGCCTGCTGAGCTGTAGTTATGTTCTGAGCCATATTACAAGTCTTGGGTGCTGACTTGACCCATTGCGGCAGGAGCAGTACCAACGCGACCAATTTGAGCGTTCTGAGCTTGCTGCATCTGGAACGTGTACTGACCAGCGTACTTCTGCAGACGTGCTTGGAATGCTTCATCTTCCTGTAATTTCTGCTGAATATCTGGTTGGCTTACGTACTGCTGAATTGCCTGAAGAGCAATCTGAGCACCGGACGGACGTGCAGGCATTTCAATGCCGGCGTGAATCTTAGTCAGGTCGTCAGTTACTTCTTTAATAACTTGCTGCTGCGCGCTTTCAACTGGTTGAAGAATCGCGTCAGCCATAACTGGGTCAATCGAAGCAGCACCAATGTCAAGTAACGCGTCAACGTTAAGACGATTATTACGGTTGAGCTGATTGAGCGCAACAAATTGCTGAAGCTTTTTCTCGACAGTCTCAGGGTCAGTGTTCTGCGCGTCGAAGTTAATAAGGATGTCAAAGTTTTCATCAGGATTTCCTTTGGTCAAGATTTGCGGGTCAGGGATTCCTGTTACTCGGAAGAAGATCTCGTCAGGTCCGAACCTTTGGAAACAACGGAAAGCCATCCGGATTACCTCAGCCGTGTGCTGCAGGAACTTGTCTATGAAGAACTGCTTACGAACTTGGCTGATTTGACTCGTCTCGTCAAGACCACAAATGCGGTCAGCTTGAGCAAGCATAGTCTGCTCGATCTCGAGAGAGCCTTGATTGAATGCAGGGGTAGGCGCGAAGTCCAAGTCCCCCTTACGTCGGTAAGGAATCATACGACCGGGTCCCCAGTCAGCGGGTGCTTGACCCACTGGGTGCAGGATCGGAGGTACGGTTGAAATACTGTTGCGGTCAATGCGCGAGTCGCGCTCAAGCTTTACTGTATTCTGAATACCGCGAAGTACGTCAGGCAGAGTCATTGTGTCGTACAGACGCTTTGAGTCCTCGGACAGTCGCGTGACTACTACAGGGTAGTCCTCGTATCCATTTAGTAACTCGAACTTGGCGTATCCCGGTACTCCGCTGGCTTCGTCCCCGTCGAACTCCTTGTGAAATACGGTGCAATAAATACCCTCTGAGCCGTCTTCTTCGTCAATGAGACGCTGGTATCCGTACACAATTTCAATAAGCTCCTCAGCCTCGTAGGATGCGTCATTCAGGAAGTTAGAACGACGACCCTCTCTCTCGCGTTCGATGGAGTCCACGTTGACGCCTCGGTACTTGTTAATAAGATGATCAACGAAGTCCGCGTCCCATCCATCGGTTGTCACCTTTTGTTGTAGCTCCTGAGCTGTGTAGTAAGTACGCCAGAAGCAGTAAGGTGCTCGCTGCGGGTCAGTTACATAAGGGGGGAAGAAGAAGTCCCCGTCAGGCGCAAGGGTCTTGACCTCCGGTGCATTTACCTGACGCTTCGAGAACGGTAACTCTGTCTCGCCCTTCTTGCGAAGTTCCTTGAGAGCTTTCTTTGCACGCTTCTCGGTAAGTCCAGTAAATACATTCTGGAGTAAAACAACTAACTCTGAGTCGTCATTACCGGACTCAACCGCGCGGTAAATGTCGGGTGACATCTGCGCGATTTGCTCCATAGTAATGATTTGTTTGAATGAGCGATCCTCCCGATGCCACCCGACGTAAGTAATTAAAATACCTCGTTCCAGTAAGTAGTTAGCTCCTAGTTCCATCTCGCGGAAGAAGCGAGGGATGTACCCGCTGGAGATCATCCACTTCATAAATCCGGACACTATCTTGCTGCGTGCAATGTCACCGGACTCAACAGGGAATGCTCGTACGTTTGCACGGCGCAGAGAGGTCATAAGCAATGAGACCAGTCGAGTAATGCGCTCGTCAATGCAATGGCACTCTGAGTCCGACGCCCCTTCCCAAGGGAATGCGTCAGCTCCGTGCTTACGGTGATCTCGGGACTTGCCTGCCCACCAGTTGCGGCGGTCGTCGTAGCTGGTACGGCATAAGTCGAAATAAGCTTCTAGCTCGACCATTGTCTGGTCGTACGCATAAGATAAGGCTTTGGTGTCTGGCTTTGGTCCTACGTAGGTAAGACCCTCTGAAATGTTTTCACTTTGCATTTAGTCGATGTTTAATTGAGTCCATCATATTGAAGAAGTTACTCTTCGAGGTTCCGATTCTATCACACAGTTCCACGTTACTCATAGGTAACTCGGACTCGTGGCGAACATAGCGGCAGAGAAGCTCCCAAGATATTAACCTGTCTCGCTGCTCTTGCTCCCATTTAGGGCACATTGTCTCATCGCTTAATGTATCTGTAGCTGACTCCTCTTCCATCCTCGATAGCCTCGAACATAATTATCTTATTTATTAACTTCCCCCTAAGACGCCTAGGTACTAGTACTGGTACTCGCTTGCCGATCTCCTTGGAGTAGACGAAGTTAAACTTCTTATTCGGGCACTCTGACAGTACTTCTCCTTTGTAGTTCTTCGGGATTATTTCATCGATGAACAGACCCTCGCGCACTACAGCTTGAGCCTCTTCATTCAGCCAAGTGCCTTTACCTTTACCGGTAATGCAATCCGCTGGTATTTTTTCTTTTACTATGCTTAGAGCTTCTTCAAATTCTACATTGTACTCTTCTGCTAGTTGAGTCAGTTTCTTCTTCATTAGTATCCTCCTGTTCCTCTTCGTGTAACGGACATATCTGAGTCCGCGAAATAGTCAGGACCCATTCCGGCGTTAGACATCCGTAGGTAGCGGATGACGTCGAAGAAGTCCTTTAGTGCCTCGTCTGATTTACCCTGAGCATTGTAGTTAAGTAAGCTGTCGATCAGGTTCCCGCAGTCCTTGTGCACGTAGCACCTAGGTCTGTTGGCTTCGTCAATCTCGTAGTCAGGGTTATAGTAAAACCATTCGTCCAGAGCTGTGTTACCTATCTTTTCCTGAGATCCGTCAGTAGGTAGGTAATTGAACCCGTAGTCATAGAAACTGGTAAATAGGTCTACATTGTTCTCGTTCTCCTTAGCAAAGAAACGGGAGTCACCTATGCGTTCCGTTACCTCTATTCCCAGCTCGTCCTCTATCTCCTCAAATAGCTGGCAGTAGCGTTCTACGTCGTACCCTAGCTTCTTTGAGGCTGGACCGTACTTCCACTTAGGGTCACCAAATAAAGCCCACTCCCCGTAGGTTTCCCGGTCGGGGAACTCCCTGCGTATAAAGATCTCCTCCTCCTCTGATACCCCAGCCCAGATGCTTACGTAGTTCCTAGCAAAGGCTGGGTCAACTACCTGATACCAAGTCAGATCCTCGCAATTCGGGAAGGTCAATCCGTATTTGTTAGGTTCATCCGACAGTACGTTGATCTCCGGGCTGAAGTTCGGGATCAATGAAGTCATTGACTTCGTAGGCAATCCGTAGGCGCGGACCATTATGGTGTCTTCGTCAGCCTTCCTCAGGTCCTTGGCTATACGCTCGTAGCCACCAAAAGGATTCTCGTCTGAGTGCAGGTAAACAACTCCAGCGTCTCGCTCAGGGCTGTACTGCTTTACCGGGACCTTCTTGTTCAGCAGCTCCGCGTATCTGGTCTCCAATGTCTCCGCTCCCTTCAGGTACTCAGAAACGAAGGGCGTGTACCCGTCAATCGGGGTGAAGCCCAGCAGCATCTTGGAGTTACGTGTAGCTAGTCGGAAGCGAAGGGTATTTACCAGAGCCGCGTCACCTAGGTATTCGTCAAGCCAAGCACCTATATTTAATCCACTAGGGTTTTTGAACCCGAACTCAAAACCCTCAAGGATGGTCTGGTTATTACTGAACTGCGTATAGGTCTTGAAGTCCACCCGGGTCCTTGTGTCCGGGAAGATGAAGGAGGACCCAGTAAAGCCATTCTGCATAGAGAAGTTAATATACCCCTCAATACTCTTGGTCTTTCTCTTGAACTCCTTAGGCATCATCTCCCAGACAGCAGCCTGCTGAACCTTTACTGAGGTGTCAGCGTTCTGGCTGAAGCATACAATGTGACCGTCGCTGGACTTGCTTACTGCTTCCATTACCAGCTTGGCGCATCCTGTGGTCTTGCCGGATCGGTTACCACCAAAGGTAATGACCTCGTCGTAGTCCGTTAGAGCCGTCCTAATCCGTGACCATCCGTCGAGATCGAAGCCGTAGCGAAGAGGATCTTCCTCGGCAGCCTTGATCCTACCCTCGTGAGCCTCGTGCAGCTTAGCAAGCAGCTTAGGGTCTAGTTCCCCTAAGGCTACTATTTCCTCGTCCGTTGGCGGCTTGAGGATTGGATGCTGCGTGAACTCAATAGGCATTATACTTCCTTACCGTTTACGCGGACCTTGACCTTGCGGTCAGTGGGTTTCTTTCCCCAGTTGATCTCGTCGTAGTTCTTAGCCTGCTTCTCGCGGTTATGACCCTTGCGTGGTGCGCATCCCTTGCCCATAGTTATTCTCCGTGAATCTTGATTTAATGCTCTGGATTATGTCCTCCATAATAAAGCTGTGGCGCTTTAGCACGTCGTAGTAAATGTTAAGTACCTCTCCCTGATTTCGTACCTCCCCCTTCAGTTGTTTTACCTGAACGCATAAGTAACCAACTGTAAGAACCGTCACTAGAAACAATAGAACTAATAAAGTCCGTTTAATCTTCTGCATCGATAACCTCCGCGTTTATTTGTTTAGCCTCCCGTATACGCTGCTTAGCAGCCTCTATGGTGGCGTCGTAGTCCTCCTGAGTGTAGACCTTTCGGTCCTCTGTAATCTGGCTAGCCTCGCCCCGGGCTGTAAGAGCCTCGCGGACTGAGTTAGCCTTAGCTATAGAGATCTCTTTAAGATCTCGGAAAGATACCTCCATCTCCGGGTCGTTCTCCATACGGTCGCGGACTTTCTCGATCAGGTCCTCCTCTAGTGAACTTATGGACAGGTAGTTCCTAGCCGCGATCCTACCGGACAGCTCCTTGAACTTTCCCATATAGTCAGCGTAGTCCGCGAGAATGTTAATGACCGTCCCGCGGTCGAAGCCGTACTTCTTTACAATTCTAGTCTGGCTATTACCTATAGAGGACAGGTAAAGTACCTGAGCAACCTTCTCGGGATTATGCCTAGAAATACTACGTAGCTGCAGCTTCTCCTTCCCGGAGGCTACCTCCCGGATCGACTCCTCGATCTCGGTCAGCAGCTCGCTCTTGATGTCTTCTTCCTCTGGCATACTGAGATCAAGTCTCAATAAAAAATATTTGTCAATACTTTATTTTGTGCTTGACACACTTTTCCTTGCTGTGTCTCATATATGAGGGTTCTCAGTTAAGTCTTCCAGTCTTGGTCAGTTGACTGCCTCTTACAATTTTTTTTCTTAAAAAAAAATATGCTCGTACCTGCCTAAGGTCTTATATGGGCAGTCTCATATATGAGACACATATAGGTCATCCTGCCGGGACAAAGCCCTTGAGGGGGGCATTTTTTTAGGGCTGGATTTATGATATACATACGCGACGAGCGCAACTGACTGCGATCCCCTCCCCCCGTCCGACACGCCAGACCCGAGACCGCCAGCCGTAGGCATCCTAGAAAGTACTGGAGCACTACCGCACTTCCCAGACGTAGTCATCCTAGAAAGTACGCGACCGCTAATGGACGTACCAGACGTAGTCAGCCTAGAAACTCAAGGGGCTGTATAATGAGGAGAGATTTTATTTCGCATAGAGGCGATGCATCCAGAGCAAGGTCTAC